CAGAATGTGCCGGAAGAGGGACGCTGGTTTCTAGCGAATCCAGAGTTTTATGAAGTTCTTGTACAAAGTTCTTCAAAACTCTTGTCAGTAGATTATAATGCGGGACAGGGTTCAATTCGTAACGGTCTAGTAACTTCGGGTAAGCTGCGAGGCTTTAATATGTATAAAACCAATAATATTGCATCTACCACTAATGCTGCTGGTAAATGTCTTGGTGGACATATTTCGTCTACTGCAACCGCTCAGACGATTACTAGTACGGAAGTTCTGCGAGATCCTGATAGCTTTGGTGACATTGTGCGTGGTCTACACGTATATGGCTCGAAAGTTTTGCGGGATGGTGCCCTCGTATCAGCGTTCTATGGAATCGACTAACCTTAAAATAGGTACGGGGGTCTTTCAAGGCCCCCAAGCCTTTAAGGAATTTAAAAATGGCACAACTTGGATCAGAAGAAAAACCTTTTGTAATGCACACGGGTACTACTGTTAGCAAAGAAAGCCGTTATCGTAAAGATTTTGATAAAAAAAAATACGATATAAACTATGATCGTATCTTCAAGAAAGAGATTAAAGTAAAGGGGGAAACAGAATGATGCAAATGATGTTAAATTTAGGTGAAATGTATGTTGAACCTGATGTAGTTAAAGTTCCTGATGGTAGACAAGATCATCAAAGTATTTTTGAATTAGAAGATAAGTTTGATAATTCCGGCCATAAGCAAGGGATGAAATACAACTCCGAACAACGGATGAAAACTATAGGATATTAATTAATGGCGACGACCTATCTTCAATTATCTAATGAACTTTTAAGAGAACTTAATGAAGTAGAATTAACATCTGCTAATTTTAGTGACTCTGTAGGTATTCAAACGCATGTAAAAGATATTGTTAATCGATCATATCTTGATATGGTTAATGAAGAACCTCAGTGGCCCTTTTTAGCTACTGGAGAATCGGGAGCGACAGATCCTATGTACGGTAATACATATATTGAAACCGTTGCAGGAACTCGCTGGTATGAGTTAAAAACAGCCGCTAGTAGTATTAAAGATGATTATAGTTATGTAGATTGGGATAATTTTTTACTTACAACTGTAGGCGTTAGTGGAGAAAGCGCACCTTATACTGTTCGTAATTTAAGATATACTAGTACCGAAGAATGGAAAGATTATTATAGGCTTGCTCAAAATAAAGATGATGCTGATCAGGCTACAGGAGGAACGCCGGGTAGAGTAATTAAAAGCCCCGATAACAGAAAGTTTGGATTATCTCCTATACCCGATCAAGTTTATCGTATTTGGTTTTATGCCTATGACTTGCCTACAGAATTATCAGCACATGGAGATGCAATAGTTTTTCCAGATTTATATGTTCCAGTATTAATAAATCGTGCAAGATATTATTTACATCAATTTAAAGATAATGCACAAAATGCTGCCTTTGCAATGGAAGATTATAAGCGTGGGTTACGTACAATGAAATTACATTTGATGGACCCGACTCCAAATTATTTTAAAGATGATAGGATAAGATTTTCATAATGGCACAGTCAATGCCATATGGTATTTCGTGCAAGGGAGGTTTAAATACTAATTTAAATCAGTTTGAAATGCTTGCAACCCCCGGAGTTGCTACGACATTAGAAAATTTTGAAGTAGATTCTGACGGAGGCTATAGACGTATTAATGGTTTCTCAGCTTTCGGAGGTAGTAGTGCTGCAAGACCTAATAGCTCTAATGCTATTATAGGTCTTTTTGTTTATGCAGACGGCTTAGTTGCTTGCTCTGGTACAAATATTTATTTTACTTTAGATGGAATAACGTGGCTACAAATTAATAGAGGTTCGGTAGCGGGTGGTGGAGATAACTACTCTACTTTTACAGGAAGATCTGCGGTAGCTAGAACTAACCAAGGGCAATGTAATTTTACACTTTACGAAGGCGATTCAATTTATGGTGAATTAATAATTACCGACGAAGCTTCTGCTACGCTACCTTTTTATTTTAAAATGACGGGGACGGGAGCATTAAGTGATCGAACTTATTTTGCTAAATTAATAACAGTATCTAGTACAGTATATCCTACAACTTGTATTATACACGATAAGCATTTAGTTGTCGCAGGAGACAGCAATAACCCAAATACAATTTATTATAGTGGAACAAATGATATTGATGATTTTACTACTAGTGGTTCAGGAACAATTAAACTTGATGATAAAGTTATAGGTCTTAAATCATTTCGAGAAAACCTAGTAATTTTTTGTAAGAACAGTATTTATAAACTTGAAAATATTAATAATAGTTCAACAATAGTTATTACTCCAATAACTAAAAACGTAGGTTGTTTAGATAACCATACTATTCAAGAAATTGGAGGAGACTTAGTTTTTTTAAGTCCAGACGGTGTAAGAACTGTTGCAGGTACGGTACGTATTGGTGATGTAGAACTTAGTTCAGTAAGTCGGCAAATCCAACCTATTATAAATGATATAGCCGATAGTATTGATAGTTATGTAATGACAAGTGTTGTTCTTAGAAAAAAATCACAATATAGAGTTTTTTATACAGGAACCTCCTCAACAACTGCTTCAGGGGCAAAAGGAATTATAGGATCGCTAACAAGCAACGGGTTTGAGTGGTCAGAAACTAAAGGAGTACAATGTAGAGCAGTTACATCAGGATTTACCTATGCCGGTGTTGAGAAACAATATCATGGAGATAACGATGGATATGTATATCTTCACGATTCAGGAAATTCTTTTTCTCATTCAGGAACAGAAGCAGATATAAGAGCAACTTATGAAACACCTAATTATGATTTTGGAGACTTTGGAACTAGAAAAAGTCTAAATTACGTAAAAATTTCTGTAAGTCCTGAAGGTACGGCAGAGCCTATACTAAGAGTCAGATATGATTATGAGGATACTAATAGACCTCAACCTTCAGACTATACTCTTTCTGAAATACCCCTACCATCTCTTTTTGGAGAAGGTACTTTTGCTACTTCAACTTTTGGAGGAACTAATGATCCAATGGTTAGGCAAGCAGTTCAAGGTGCTGGATTTACTGCTAATTTTAGGATACGAACAGATGATGATAATCCGCCTTATGCCATTAATGGCCTTTATATAGACTATACACCAGCAAATAGGAGATAATGAATGGGAACGGCATATACAAGACAAAGTTCATTTTCAGATGGCGATACAATAACGGCAGCAATATTCAATAATGAATATAATCAACTTTTAACTGCGTTCTCGTATGCATCTTCTAGTACAACAGGACATCAACACGATGGAACTGCTGGTGAAGGCGGTAATGTTCATTCTATAGGTGACCAAGATTTTCTAAATAAAATTGTAGCTGATAGCACTAATAATAGGTGGGGAGTTTTCGTACAAGTTTCGAGTTCCGCTGTAGAACAAATTAGAATATCTGATGGTGTTATTTCGCCAGTTACAGATAATGATATAGATTTAGGAACATCTTCTTTAGAATTTAAAGATGCTTACTTTGATGGCACTGTTACTACAGATGGACTAACAGTTTCTAGCACTACAAATTTAGATGGTGCTATTCAAGTAGATAATACAATAACAGTAGGTGTAGACGATACTGGCTATGATGTTAAATTCTTTGGTGATACGGCAAGCGCGTATATGCTTTGGGATACGTCAACCGATGATTTAGTTTTAGCAGGTGCCGCAGGAATTGATCTTGCGGGAGATATAGATGTTGACGGAACTGCTAATTTAGATGTTGTAGATATAGATGGTGCAGTAGATATGGCGTCTACTCTAACATTAGCAGGCAATGCAGATTTTAATGGCGATTTAGATGTTGATGGTACTACTAATTTAGATGCTGTAGATATTGATGGCGCTGTACAGATTGATGCTGCCGTCACAGTAGGCGTAGATGATACTGGTTATGATGTTAAATTCTTTGGTGATACTGCAAGCGCATATATGCTTTGGGATACATCAGCCGACGATTTAGTCTTGGCGGGTGCAGCAGGAATTGATCTTGCAGGAGATATAGATGTTGATGGAACTGCTAATTTAGACGCAGTTGATATTGATGGTGCTGTCCAGATTGATGGAACTGTAACGGTTGGTGTTGATGATACTGGCAAGGATGTTAAATTCTTTGGCGCTACATCAGGAAAGTCTTTGCTTTGGGACGAGTCAGCAGATAGTCTAATTGTTACAGGTTCTACTTCTCAGCAAGGAACTCTTACAGTCGGAGTAGATGATACAGGCTACGATGTAAAACTATTTGGCGCTACATCTGGCAGATACATATTATGGGATGAAAGTGCTGATAAACTTATTCTATACGGACAAATGGATGTTGGTGTAGATGATACAGGCTACGATGTAAAACTATTTGGTGCAACTGCTGGTAGTTATATGTTATGGGACGAATCAGCAGACTCCTTATTACTAACTGACTCTACACCAGTTAAGATTGGTGATAGTCAGGATATGACGCTATATCACGATGGTTCTAATTCATACTTAACTAATGCAGTTGGCGCTTTAAAAATAGCCACTGAAACAAGTGGTATTGTTGTTACTATAGGTCATACTACTTCTGAAACTACCGTAGCTGATAATTTAACAGTTACAGGTAATGCTTCAATTGGTGGAGACTTAGACGTTACTGGCAGCTTTGATATGAGCGATGCGAATATTACAAATATTGGTAGTATTGCGCTAGATACGATTACAAATGATGGTACAGATATTACATTAGATTCAAGCGGCGATATTATTCTTGATGCTGACGGGGCAGATATATTTTTCAAAGATGCTGGTACAACTTTCGGCAGCGCAACAAATACTTCTGGTAACCTTATTATAAAATCTGGAACAACGACTGCTCTTACTTTTAGTGGGGCGAATGTAACTGGTGCAGGAACATATACTGGTGGTGGTTTAATGACTACCGGAGGAAATATTGTTATTCCTGATGCCGGTAATATAGGATCTGCATCGGATACAAATGCAATCGGTATTTCAAGTGGTGGTGTGGTATCTGTTACTGCAACCACAGCAAATACAAGTGCAACAGATGGTGCGTTAACAGTTGCTGGTGGTTTAGGTGTTGCTTTAGACGCATCCATAGGTGATGATTTAAGACTTATTTCTGATTCGGCTGTACTTTCTTTTGGTGCAGATTCAGAAGTTACATTGACGCATGTTCATAATGATGGTCTATTGCTTAATACTGATATGCAACTTCAGTTTCGTGATTCTGCAATTAACATTAGTTCAACTGCTGATGGTGATTTATCAATTGCTGCCGATGATGAAATAGACATTACTTCAACTCTGATTGATGTGAATGGTAATCTTGATGTATCTGGAACATATACAGGCGGTGGTTTAATGACCACTGGTGGCAACATAGTAGTTCCCGATGCCGGTAACATTGGAAGTGCTTCAGATACTGATGCCGTAGCTATATCTTCAGCGGGTGTTGTTGCTTTATCGGCCACTACCGAAGCCAGTGCTACAGGAACTGCCGCTCTTACCTTGGCAGGTGGTATAGGTGTTGCCAAAGAT